GGGCTACCGGCTGGTCACCTCCACGCACATGCCGACCATCGCCGCGTCGGCCAAGCCCATTCTCTTCGGCGATCTCTCCAGTTACTGGATTGCCGACCGCGAGGGCCGCTCCATGCAGCGGCTAAGCGAGCTCTACGCGGCCACCGGGCAGGTGGGCTTCCGTGTCACCCAGCGCGTGGATGGGCGGCTGGTACAGACGGAGGGCGTCAAGTGTCTGGCCATGAAGAGCGCGTAAGGAGGATGAGAACGCATGGACCACACGGCAAGAAACTTTCACGCGCACGGCGGAAACGAATGGGTTGTCGGCGGCAAGCTGACCTTCCTGCCCGGCGCGACGGTCGAGGGCGCGGAGGGACTGTTCGATTTGCCCCCTGGCGGCGGAGCCAGTTTGCCCTATATCGCGGAAAGCGAAGCGGCAACTGTCGCCGCCCTGCGCGCGGACTTCAATGCCCTGCTGCACGCGCTGCGCGAGGCGGGCCTCATGCGGGAGCCCTCCGGTGATGCCCCGTGATCGTGACGCTTTGTGAAGTCAAGGCCCACCTGCGCATCGACCACGACGCGGAGGACGCCTATCTGGAAAGCCTGATCCGTCAGGCACAGGCCGTCGCGGAGGATTACTGCCGCGTGCCGTTTTCCGAGGAAGCGCCTGAGCCTGTGCGCCTGGCGGTGCTGCTCTTTGTGAGCTTCTACTACGAAAACCGGGATGTGCCCGACCGCACGACGTATGGCACCATGATGCTGGCCTTTCAGAACCTGCTCTACCCCTATCGCGATCCCGAAAAGATGTTCTGAAAACATTTTGAAAGAAAGCGGGGTGAAGCTGCTTGCGGGGTTACAAGAACTTTGAATCCGATCCGCATCCCGGCGATCTTCGCCATCTGGTGGAGATCGGCTACACCGAAAACACCGTCAACGAAAACGGCTATCCTGAGCCGAACGACATCGTGGTCTGCAGGACATGGGCCAGCGTGGTGGACGCGGGCAACCAGCACTACCGCGCCGCGGACGTGATGAACACCGAGCAGGTGATCAACTTCACCATCCGCTACCGGGACGACATCAAACCCGGCATGTGGGTGCGGTTCCGGGGCGAGAAGTGGGACATTTCCACCCTGGGCGAGTACGCCTTCAAGCGCACGTATCTGGGCCTGAAGGCATCGCTCTCCAAGGGGGTGAGCGGCTGAGACAGGTCCAGGAAGCCCTCAAAGAAATCGGCATCCCCGTCATGGCGGGCGTGTGGCGCGCGACCGGCCCAAGCCAGAACCCGCCTACGCAGTACGCCGTGTATTCCACCACCACCACGGAGGCCGCCCATCAGGACGATCGGGTGACGGCCTACCGCACCTATGTGTATCTCAATCTCTGGAGCGATATCGACCCCACCGACACCGCCGACCGCATCCGCGCCGCCATGTACGACGCGGGCTTTTTCATGGTGGAGGAATCGGACAAGGGCTACAACCAGCCCGCATACGACACCGCCACCACGCAGTTCACCGTGCAGTGGACGTGGTGCCTGCAAACGGAGGTGACGCCCGGTGCCCCTTGACACGCAGGGCTTTGACGGTCTTGCCACGGATATCGCGGGCATGGCCGGGCGCATGGACGCGGACGGCGCGGGCGCGCCCGCAGTCCGACACATTCTGGAGGCCGCCGCCCGGCCCATCCACCAGCAGATGAAGGCCAACGCCTCCAGAGATCCCAAAATCATCACCGGGGTGCTAAGCCGCTCCATCCGCATCGGCCCGGTGAAGAAGCGCCGCCGAAGCGGAAAGAGCATCACCATCGGCGTGCACCGCAAGGAGGAAGGCGCGTACTACGCCACGCCCGTGGAGTACGGGCACGGCGGCCCCGCGCCCGCACCCGCGCATCCCTTTATCCGTCCCGCCTACGACACCCGCGCGGATGAAGCCTACGGGATCATCCGCGACGGGCTGCGGGACGCCATCGACCGACTGTAACGATTGGAGGAATCGACCATGGCAACCCCTACCGCATCCCCGCAGGTCGCCTCGACCGTGGGCCTCAAAAACGTGGTGATCGCGCCGCTCACGGAGGACACCGACACCAGCCATACCTATGGCGAACTGCAGCTGGTGGCGGGCGCGATTGAAGCGACCATCACCCCCGACAACACCGACCCGGACATCCAGTACGCCGACGACATCGAGTTTGACGTGCTCTATCCCGACCCGGAGCTGACTTTTTCGACCTCCATGGCGGACGTGCCGCTGGCCATCCAGGAGATGATTTTCGGCAACCGAATCGACGACAACGGCGTGCTGGTGCGCACCGCGTCCGACCGTCCGCCGTACTTTGCCGTGGGCTTCAAGTCGGAGAAGTCGGACGGCGCGTTCCGCTACGTGTGGCTCTACAAGGTGCGCGCCAAGCCCATGACGGAGAGCTACAAAACCAAGGAGGGCAAGACCATCACCCGCCAGAACGGCTCCGTGGAGTGGACGGCCATCAAGCGCACCCACGACGGGCGCTATCAGGCGGTGGCCGACGAGGGCCAGAACGGCTTTGACGCCTCCAAGGCGGCCACGTTCCTGGAAACGGTGTATGAGCCCGCCTTCACCACGGAGCCGTAACCCAAACGCACGCCGCTGCCGGTGACGCGCCGGCGGCGGTGCGCGTTCCCCGCGCAGAAAGGAGGGCAAGCCCCATGATTACCTGCACCCTGAACGGAAAAAAGTACGCCGTGGACTTCATCACGGGCCGCGCGCTGCGGGAGATGGAACCCGCGGCGAAGATGTACAGCCGCATCGTCGCGCTCTCAAGCGCCGCCCTCAAGGGTGAGACGCCGGAGGATGCCAAAGAGCTGTCCATCGGAGAGGCCATGGACGTGATGATCCGCTGGTTCTGCATCCTGTTCGGCAACCAGTTCACGCCCGACGACGTGCTGGATCACTACCCGGTGGACCGGCTCATGCACGACATCGCGCTGGCGCTCATGGCCGTGCAGACGCAGACGACCGGCATTCTGGATGAGTTCCCTACGAAGGCAGCGAAGACGGAAGCGGGGGCGGCGAACGCCTGACGCTGCCTGATTTCATCTATTCCACCTATAACAGCCTTCTGGAAGGCGGCTGGCGCATGGACGAGATCGACCGGATGGACCTGCCGGGGTTTCTCAGGATCCGCGCGTGGAACGCAAGGCGGGAGGCGGAAAAAAAGAAACCCCGCCGACGCCATATCGACGAGGTGTGGCCGGATGTGAAGCCATAAAGCTCATTCGGACAGGAACAGCGCCCGGAAACTGTCCTGACGCTGGTGAAGGATGCGGACGACAAGCACTGTACTTTCCATGCACACATAGAAGACGCAGTAATTTTCGCAGATCAGGTACCGATACTCGGTATGTACCGCGATCAGCGCATCCAGAGGTTTGCCGCGACCGGGATGATGTTCCAGCGAGGAGACGCTCTTTTTGAGCTGGGCAAGGATTCTCCGCGCCGCGTCAGGGTTACAAAGCTCGTCGCGGATGTAATCCCGGATGGAAACGAGGTCGTTCCGCGCTTCTCTGGAGACGATCACACGGGCCATGTCAGACCTCCAGTCCGTCAAAGGCTTCATCGACGGTCAGGCCGCCCTCTTTGTGATAGGATTCAATCCCTTTGGACAGCTCTGCCAGAAGGCTGACGGTCGCCTGCAGCTTTTCATATTCGGCAAGGCTCTGCACGACATATTTCCCGCGCCCGTTTTTGGTCAGGTATACGGTGGCGCCCTGATCGCAGGAACGCAGCACTTCACTGTAGTTTTTCAGGTCGGAGATAGGGACGATGCTGGGCATGGAATCAGCTCCTTTCCGGTCTTAGTATACCCGTATTTATCGTCAAATTCAACCCGAAATTCAGCGGCAATTCATGGCCGCTTCTTTTGATGCGATTGGCAGGTGAGAGAAGATGAGCGAAACCCTCCGCGACCTGGTGGTGTCCCTGTCGCTTCAAACGGACAACTTTACCCGCAACATCCGCTCTGTCCAAAAGCAGATCGCCGAGGCGGAGAGCCAATTCCGCCTTGCCGCCGCGGGCGTGGAGGGCTTCGAGCAGAGTGCGGAAGGGCTGACTGTGCAGCTGACCACGCTCGAGCGGCGGCTCACGCTTCAGCAGCAGGCCGTCACGC